CAAAGCTAGACAATGTAGCAGAAGATAAGACCGGAAATACTGGCTATAAAACAATTGCAGATTTAATTACTGGTATAAATACTATAAAAGATTCTATACCAAAATTTCCATATACAGCTATATGTAAAAACCCAGTAACAAACTTATATGGGCACAGTAATACAGGGTGAAGCTATGTACGTGGCACAAGTCAAAATACAAGCTACTACCAGATAAAATATAACAATAGTACTGAAATTAACCAAGACAAATGTATCGAGTACATGTTATATATGACTGGTGTAGCAACATTACCATTAGCAACACATACTACAGAATATACAGAAGCAATTCTATTCACTGATGGGCAAGTATGCTATCCAGAATATAAAGATAATACATTAAAATTAATTATAGTAGATTAATTAGTAAGTATAAATTTAATAAATTTATTGCTAAATTATATGGGCTAAAAAGTAAACATGAGAAGTTTAAAATTTCCTAATATGTTTAATTCAAACAGTACTAATGTTTGAAAATCATCTGAACAATTATCTGCCACAAAACAAAATTCAATACTGTTATTAAGTACTGAACGTGGCGAACTTTTTGGTGACCCTTATTTTGGTGTATTATTTAAACATTATTTATTTGATCAAAACAGCTATTTATTAAAAGATGTAATAATTGATATTATTTATACACAACTTGCAATATTTATACCTCAAGTAAAAGTGGCAAGAGAAGATATTACAATAGTACAAAATAAAGAAAAGGGAACATTATATTGTACCTTTTCTGGCATAAATCAAATAGACTATCAGCTAAATACATATAATTTAATTTTATATGAAGACACTGATATCAGTATGAAGTAAAGGAGCTTAACTAATGATAACAGAAAAAGAAATACAAGCAGTAGAACTATCACCAACTGCATGTGATTTTTATCAAATATGGAATGAATTGCTAGATACTGCTACAAAATTATCAGAACGTTGAGACCCAATATCAACCAATGAAAGCGACCCTGGTATTGTGTTGCTAAAAGTTTTAACTGCAGTTGCAGATAAGCTTAACTATACAATTGATAAAAATATTCTAGAAGCTTTTATGCCAAGTGCTACCCAAGAAGAATCCATGAGAAAGCTTTGTGATATGCTTGGGTATAATATGAAATATTATCAGTCAGCTACAACTACAATACAAATTTCATATATCGGCGATAGAGAACTTACAGATAATGATATAATTACTATTCCACAATTTACTAGCATAAAAAATATCGACGAGGAAGTTAATTATGTAACACTTGAATCAGTTACATTATCTAAAGATGCCCCAATGGCAACTGTTACTGCTATTGAAGGCTCTATACAAACAGTTGAAACAGAGAACGAAAATAATAAAATTACCATTAGCCTATTTGATGATAATAATAGATTTTATTTACCTGAAGCACAAGTTGCTGAAAATGGTATCTTTATTTCTGATGTCGCAAACAAATTTAATGAAGACACTTTATGAAAAAAAGTTGAAAATTTAAATACACAAGTACTTGGAACTAAGTGCTATAAATTTGGATTTGACTCTAGACTAAGCTTACCATATATTCAATTCCCTGATGATGTAAATGCAATTATTGATGATGGCATCTATATTAAATATATAAGAACAAGCGGCATAAATGGTAATGTATCAGCAAGAACATTAACAAATATAGAAATAGCCTCATCTGAATCTGAGAACAATACTGAAGTTGCTGTAACAGCCGAAGACTTGTCAGTTACAAATATTACTATTGCAAATAATGGTAGAAATAAAGAAACAATAAATGATGCTTATAACAGCTACAAAAAAACAATTGGTACATTTGATACTTTAGTTACCTGCCGTGACTATATGAATAAAATATATCAATTAACTGTTAGCCAAACTGATACTACACCTCTTGTATCTAATGTTATTGTATCTGATATTAGAGATGATATAAATAAAGCTGTTGAACTTTGTAGCTTTAGCGAAGAAGGAACGACTTATACAGATATTGCAAAACAACAAAATGGTAGCAATTTAATTGAACACTTTGATTTAATTTTATATCCATTTTATCCATATAATAATTTAAATACAATAGCAGATTATAAAAATTCATTTAAATACTCAACTGTAAATAGATTAGAAATACTTGCTGGTATTGATGACAATAAGACAATATCACATAATATACGAATGCCAGATACAACAGATCTAGCTTGCATTAAAGTATACTTAAAACTAAAAGCTAAAATTACTACTACTAAAAAAGTAAACTCAGTTGAAGAAGCTTATATATTAGCTGCAGTAAAAGCTGCGATATTTTCTGAGTTTAATATGAGAAAGCTAGACTTTGGAGAAGAAATTCCTTACGATAGAATTTTAAATTGTATACAAAATGCAGATACTAGAATTAAAAATGTATCATTAGATGAACCGATATTAGATGTTAGATTCCTTACTTGCGACGGAGAAGAAAGAAATATATATGATGCTGCTGGACAGGCTATCTATAACAAGTTAGCATTAAATAATATTCTAGCTGGAAAAATACCGCTATTTAATTATAATACTGATTTTAAACCGGATTTCTCTGAGAAAGCACCGCAGCAAAGTGGCGTAACGCAATTTGTTGAAAATATTTCTGAATTAAGTGGAACATATGAGCCGCCTATAAGTGCTTGTCCAATTACTCTACATAAAAATGAAGTGATAAGATTTAGAGCACCTAACTTTAAAACAACATTAACATATCCTGGTTATGTAAACTATTATTTACATTTAACAAATACAGAAGATGTTATAGAAAATGGCACTGATTATGAGCTAAAAAACGGCGAGTATTTACTTATTAATTATACTCAGAATGATTCAACAAATAATGAATCATCAGCTGATGTAGTCGTAAATAAAGTATATACCAGTGCTAAGCACACAATTATTAGACCTAGTGGCTTTAGCACCGGATTGCACGACAGCCTTAATACAAGTTTAGTAGAATCTAAAAAACGTGATGGTAATTGAACATTTGATGGCTATAATCCAGAATTTTTAAGAACCCTTGGAACAAGTGAACAAATTGAAATTAGAGACAAAGTAGAAGTTACATTAGATGATAATGTTTGCTATCTATATTGGGTAAGACATGACGATGCTGAGAACACTGAAAATGACACTGTAGAATTTAAATTTAATGATGATAATACTTATGAATTAAAAGACGGTGAATATCTATTCTATACAGACAAAAATAAAATAGATATGGCATTTTATGGTAAAGGCACTGTTATACAACGAGATGTTAATACTCCTGCACTCATAAAGCATGTGGCAAATGAAATTTCTAGCACAGAAGACATATTAAATTATGGGCTAGCTGCATCTATGAACTGGGTACGTGTTGACTTATCTGCTAATAATGCAAGTATTTTAATAAAAGAATATAAATATATTACTTTATCAGCTGACGATACATTAAAAGAAATAGCATTTGAAGATAATTCGATCACTAATCTATCATCTACCTGAAAGCCAGTTAAGTCAGCAAAATATATATTCAGCAAAAATACAGAAGCTGCTGATGGTGAACCTTTACCATCAATAGAGGTTAGCTCAATAAAATGAGAGGCATGTAGCGTTTTAGAATTTAATATTGGCCCAAGCACACCTCAAATATTATATGAAAATGATAAAATATATGTTAAAACAAAAGGTTCTAGCGCTCCAATCCCGTATTCTGGTACAGCTGATGGGCTATGCTTAAAAGCTAACTACTTATATCAAACTTCTATTAACCCATTAAAAATTATATCACCAACCAACACCTCTAATTTTAACTTTAAGATAAAAGCTATGCAACTTGAACCACCTAAAGTAAATAATAGCATGGTATTACCATTAAATAATTTTGGTGATAATTGAACGCTTGTAAAAATGACACAAGATTATAATAAATTTACTTTACAAACGTATATTCCTGACGGTAACTTTGGTTTAGTTATGGTCTATTGTACTGATACAACTGAGCGCAGTAATGTATATTTAACATCTACCGCCTCTGAACCACTTGTTATATATAACTATCCAAATTCAGAGTCTGAAGCATGGTGAGATGGTAATAAAGATAGTAATAACTATTATTTAAGAAGTGGTATAAATATTATAAAACTTACTTCAAGCGGTGCATTAACATTTACTCATATCAATGATACTGATAGCACTGTTATTATTAGTAACTTAGATTTGGTTTATACAGATAATGCTGGCATCAACCCAAGATTAGACTATTATGACGATGACAATAATAAAAATACTGAAGATGCCATGAAAAAGCTATTAGCGCAAATAAATGAGCAAGACCCTAATCATACCTTCTATTATAATGCATTTGTTGAAAATAGTACAGCTATTGATATAAACATGCTAGAAACTAATGAAGACTCTGAAAATTATGAGACGTTGGCATCACCGAGAACTTGGTATGACCCAAATAATATAAATAATAAATTTGTTATATCAGAAATTGATGCAGACTATCTAGGCACTGGCATAACAATTGCAAAAACTTCAAAATTATAAAGGAAAAATTTATGATCAAACTACAGAATTTAACACCAGAAGTATACTACAAGCAGTCACGAGACTTTCAATTTATTGGAAGACTATTTGATGTGGTGTTAAATTCTGTTAAAACTAATGCAGCTTTAATTAATGCTATGCCACTAAGCGAAAATAGTGACAGAAAATTAATTGATCTGCTAACCTTAACACTTGGATTTAAACCAAAACACAATCATTATAATACTAAACAATTAGTTGCACTTTGTAATACTTTTTGTACTTTACTTAAGCATAAAGGAAGCAAATTAGCCATAGAAACTGCTGCAAATGCTCTTATTCATGCTGACGGAATAAAACAAGAAGCTATTTGTGCGCTTGATGAGACAAATACAAATTTAGTCGTAGTTTTACCAGCTGGCTTTTCAGACCTGACATTATTTAAAGATATTTTAAATTATATATTACCAGCAGGAATTAGCTGCAGTATTATAAGAACAAATACAGTAGACTTTGAACCAGATCCTGCCAGTGAGCTTACAGTCAGCAATTCTGTTACTTTATACAATGAAACTGGTGAAAAGATAACAGATAGACACACATATGCTGGAACAGATATTACTACTATAAGTAAAATACCACAATTAAATACTAATGCGTCTGAATCTAATATAGCAGATATGCATGTTGGTAGTAACTCTGTTTATATGAATAGTATGATAAATAAGCTCAAAAATATCGATGAGCAACAAGTAGATGATAGTACATCAAACAATGAAGGAGATAATAGCTAATGGCGCGTAAAAAAACTGTTAAAGCTCAACAAGAGCCAGAATTAGTAGAAGATACTCAAAATACAGATACTACTATAACTAATAATGTTAATACAAATGTTAGCTATTCAGGTAAAGTTACTTTAAAGATAAAACGTGGTAACAAAGTATTAACAAGCAAGACTTTCCACAATAGCGGTACTAATAAGCTATTTAAATTTATTGCTGATGCACTAGCTGGTAATTTCAATGTAGATTTAAGACCTACACAAATTAAACTGTTCGGACTGCAATCAGATCCAGATGATTTACCAGCCACACCTAAATTTACTAAAAACTGTAGTATCTCAACTTATATAATTGCAAGCCCAGCTGTTGCTACAGCTCCTGTTGCTAGTGGTGGATATGCTATTACCTATCATTTTAGTATACCAAGTTCATATATTACTGGCGACAAAATATATAAAATGGCTTTATACCCACGAAAAGTATCAAATATCGAAACAGATATGTGTGCAAAATTCTTATTCATAAAGCCAGATGAAACAAATGACACTAGCTTTGTATGATACCCACAAGAACTTGCTGTTAATATTGATAACTATATGTTATTAGTAGACTGAGAAATGAAAATAGATAATGTTAAATAATAAAGACAAGGAGTAAAAATATGAGTTTAATTAAATATAATAATTATTATTATGTAGAAAGTAAAAATATAAAAGTTTTTCCTTGCTCTTATCGTGGACAGTATGGTGACCAAAACCAAAAAGTATTTGATCCAGAAGCAAGATTAAATACTGAATATAACTTTATTAATTCTGGCTCATTATCAACTGCTCATAAAAGTTATATTGTTAATTGGGATAATGATATTCTAAAATGTGTTGTTGGTGGCTATTATTTTGAAATTGCTAACTGCAAACCTGAAGATTTTTTAGTAGATAATACTGTACTTAATCTATATATTAAATTAGCTACAATACCACTAACTGAATCTGGTACTGATGATCCAGATAGAAAAACATATATATTAAGTAGTGTTGAAGAACCAGCTGACCATTATTTGGATATAGACGATGGTAGTGGTAATATAATATTTTTAGGATTAATAATTGTTGATAATCTGTCAATAAATGATGGTTCATTATCAGTTATTAAAAAAACTGATAGCGGTGCCATTAAAGATACCTCAAAGTATTTACCAGTAATTTATTCTGGTACTGGTCATAATTCTATTGTAATGGGAGATGCCAGTGGAGCAATCGGTGACTATGCACACGCAGAAGGCGAAAATACTGATGCTGATGGTATGTGTTCACATGCAGAAGGAGCTAGCGCGCAAGCAAAGGGTGAAGCATCTCATGCTGAAGGTAATGCTACAGAAGCTAATGGCTTTACTTCGCATACTGAAGGTAAAGAAACTATAGCCTATGGAGAAGCCTCTCATACTGAAGGTTATAAAACAGTTACAGGTAATAGTGAAGACTCCACAAAAGGTGCGTATGCTCATGCTGAAGGTAATAAAACAAATGCACTTGGTAATTACTCACATGCTGAGGGTAATAGTGGAACTGCTTGGTTGTCTACTTTTAAAATAACAGAAGTATCAGATAATACTACATATACTACAAATATAAATCACACTAATTTAAAAATTGGTACAGTACTTTGTTATAACAATAAATATGCTTATATTACAGCTATTCCAACCACTAAAGGTTTTTCAACTAACGTACCACTAGACACACCTGAAGCAATTATAGGCGAAAAAGTTTATGTTATTCAAGGCACAGCTTTTGGACAAAGTTCACATGCTGAAGGATTTAATACAACTGCTGATGGTATTTGTACTCATGCTGAAGGTATTAGTAGCTTTGCAATTGGTAACTATTCACACGCAGAGGGTTTTAATACTGCTGCAATTGGTGTTCAATCACACGCTGAAGGTGACACAACAGAAGCTGGAAAAAATGCTCACTCAGAAGGCCAGTACACTAAAGCTTCTGGGAATGCAGCTCACGCTGAAGGTGGTAATGTAAGAGTTACTGGTAGCGGAACACAATTATATAATGAAGCTACTGGTAATTTCTCTCATGCAGAAGGTACTCATACTACTGCTGCTGGTGAAAGTTCACATGCAGAAGGTGTTGGAACAACTGTAAATACTACTGGTATTGGAGCGCATGCAGAAGGCTATAATACGACTGCGAGTGGGCCTAACAGTCATGCAGAAGGAAGCAGCACAGAAGCTGGAATAAATGCGCACTCAGAAGGCGATAGTACAAAAGCCGATGGCATATCATCACATGCTGAAGGTCAATACACTAAAGCCTCTGGATGAGCATCACATGCTGAAGGTGGCAATGACGCCACTACAGAGGCTATTAATCAGAAATATAATACCGCTAGTGGTAAATACTCTCATGCAGAAGGTAGCGGTACAGCTGCTACTGGTGAAAGTTCACATGCAGAAGGTAATGGTGCAAATGCTTATGGTAATTACTCTCATGCGGAAGGAAGTAGTACTACTGGTGATGAAAATGATACTACCCACGCTAAGGGTACTGGCGCTCATGCAGAAGGAGAAAATACACAAGCAACTGGTAATTACTCTCACTCTGAAGGATATACTACGCATGCATTTGGAAATTATTCTCATGCTGAAGGCCGTAATACAATAGCTAGTGGTGAAGGCTCTCATACTAGTGGTTCAAATACAAGTGCAACTGCAGATTATCAAACAGTTATTGGTAAATATAATGAAACAAAGGCTAACGCATTATTTATTGTTGGTAATGGTTATATACAGCAGCAAAGCGGTCAGGAGCATAGACAAAATGCATTAACTGTTTATGAAGATGGTACTACTGATGGTAATTTTATTGGTACAGGTAACTTTGATAATATTACAGCTGGTAACAATGCGATTGACAATAAAACTGCAGACCTAATGTTAAAATATAGTACAGCTGCAGACTTTAACTGAGAACAAACTAGTGCAATGTTTAATAATGAATTAACAGTAGCTAAAAATGAATATAATTATAATTATATAAAAATTAATAATAATATAATTTTAAATTTATCATTTAACCTATGGCAACCTTGAAGCGGCAGTAAATTTTGGATTAGATTGCCAATAGATAAATTAATAAATCATATTTTAAATACATCAAACCAAAATTTTAAGACGACTGGAATAGCATTAGCCATAGATAAATGAAATAATGGTGTTACTTCATTAACTAATTATTCGCCAGCAACTTTTGTTACCACCGGGTATAACATATCTGAAGCAATATCACCGGCAGCTGAAAAAAATAATATATTTATAGGTGTAGATGAAAATCCTATATATTTTAAAGGTGCTTCTGTAACTGCTTATATTAAATTAGATTAATATATTGTATATTATATTAATGAATAATCTAAAAACAAAAACACAAAAAATAAAATTTATAACTAAATATGGCTATATGAATAAAGCAGCTATTTTTGAATTAATAGAAGCTTTTGAAATTAAGCTATCAAAAACAGAGCTGCATGCTGGTATCTATAAAATAGTACGTAATCATATAGATGAATTTGTAGATGCAGTATTAGAAGATTTAAGTTATAGATAAGGACCATATACTAATGGTCCTTTTTATTTGCTAAATTATTTGATATTTAAATTTACTATTATCATTATAATAGGAGGCTATAAATTTAATGAATAACTTTAATATAAAAGAAGCTGTTGATGCATTAGAAGAAAATGAAAATGAAGTTGAATGCAAATGCTGTTTTGACTTATTTCCAAAAGAAGACTGCATTAAAACAGAAAATGGATACTATTGTAAAAAATGTAGCCAAGAATTAACTTCACATCAAGGCACTAATTTAGACTTAATTGACGATGATCCTTTTAGTTTAAATTATGAAGATCCAAGAGTCCCAGAAGAAGTTGAAGAACTTGAAGTTAAAGAAGAGCCAGTTGATGCTAATGAAGTTAGAAAACATGAAGCTGGTATTGAAGAAAGCTTAAAAGTTATCTCAGACTTTGATGATTATAAGCCTTGGCAAGGTGCAGTTGATACTTATGAATTAATTAAAGATGCCGGCAAATTAGATGAGCTTGAATCTTATCTTGAAGATTGTTATCCAGATGGTGTTACTGCTACACAAATTAATGACATTCTTTGGTTTGATAGCGAAGATATTTTAAGTTATCTTGGACTTGGCGATGTTGAAGAAGATGAAGATTTTGATGAAGCTTTAGATGCAGAAGACACTTTTAAGCAAGATTTTAACTCATATAATGCATATGGTGAAGAATTAGAAGAAAACTTTGAAGACAGTGCTAATAAACATTGTAATGCAAAAGTTGGCGATAAAATTAGAATTATTCATTTAAAAGATGAAGATAGTACTTATGATGGCAAAGAAGGTGTTGTAGAGTATATCGACGATATCGGACAACTTCATGGCAGCTGAGGTGGACTTGGAGTTATCCCAGGTGTTGATGATTATGAAGTTATTATTGAAGAACATATTAATGATAGACCAGCTGATATTGAAAGTGACCAAGAATTACATGGCGATGATAATGCAGTAGTTGACTGTGAAGTTGCCAAAGTCGTTGCACATAGCGAAGATGAAAAGCCGTTAGACTGCAAAATGGAAAAGCCAGCACTTGAAGAACCATTAGCTGACGATAAAAAATATAGTTTAAATGAAGGTATATTTGATTTTTTAAACCGAATAGATAATTATTATGGCAAAGATGCAAAAAAGCCTCAATATAAAGATAATAAATATGGTTATATTATATTAATCTTTAATAATGATGGTAATAAGTCTATAGCGGCAAAAGATAAAAAAGTATTAGTATTTAATACATTTAAAGAAGCTGAAAAATATGTAAAGCTTTATTCTAAAAAAGAAGCTGTTAAAAAAGCGGAAGTTGTATTAAATGATGATAGAACTAAAGTTGTATGTGTATTTAAGCAAGGTGTTGAAGATAAACAAGCATCTAACTTAAATGCTATTGTAGATGAAATTAAACGTAATAACAAATTAAATGACTTAGAAAAAAATGCATCAGCCGGCGAGGAAGTAGAAGCAGAGAATAGGGCAGAAGCAGAAGATAAAGAAGAACAACCTGTTGAACAAGAACAGCCTCAACAGCAAGAAGAAGTTCAAGAAGAACAGCCTGCTGAAGAGCAACCTACTGAAGAAGCGCAGCCAGTTGAAGAAAAACAACCTGCTGAAGGACAACCAGCTGAAGAACAGCCTGCTGAACAAGCACAACCTACGGAAGAAGATAAAGCTAAAAATAATCGTTATAAAAAGATTATTGATGCACTTAAAGATACAGGAATACCAATAGATAAATTATTTGTTAAAAATGGTAAGGGTAAAAATGGTAAACAAAGGTATAAAGCATCTGCCGAGTTAAAAGAATTAAGTAGAAAGTTATTTGGTGAAAGTTTAAAAGAAGACGTTGAACAGCAAG